CTTTTCCACAAATCAGGGAACTTGGCGAACTGTGTCGACTGCGGATCGCACTCCCACACCGCCGCCAGGTTGAGCACCATCGTGCCGATCCGCGGATTGCGCTCCGGGTCCGTCATCACGATCGGCATCATTGAGAACATAGACGAGTCGGCCGCCTCGTTCACCGCATCATTAGCAAAATACTGCATCTGCTCGCAGGGATAGACCTTCGATTTCCCCTTGAAAGCTCCCTGAATCTTGGTCACCGGGCATGAGAATATCGGAAGCTTGTCGCTCCAGTGTGGATTGCGCCTCGCGCTCAGAACGATCTTCTCAGAACCGAAATAGACCTTACAAAGCCGCTGTTCGCCATCGACCGTAAGATTTGTCCATGTCTCATAAACCAACGCCGACTTGATGCCGCCAGGACTCGTTTTGATCCCCGCTGCATCGACCGCAACTTTTTCTTTGTCCGTCTGATTAGCCGGTTTCCGATCTGCCATTTCGTCGAGCAGCTTCTGTCCTTCGGCCTTTAAAATGGCTTCGCTGGCCATCATCTGCTTGATCTTGGCCTTCGACCACCGCCGCAAAATCGTAACCGAGCCGCCGGCATCAATCGCGTCGCCCAACGTATTGGCAGTCTGCGGCAGCACGAGCACGTCCGAGTCGGCGATAACCTCGACATTCGGCCGCCCCTCGTTGACGGACTCCTCCTGAATGTCATCGACAGCCTTGCCGTCAGCACCAGCCAGCTCGGGCCGCGGCTTTCTGTAAGCGATGTTCCGCTTGCGCTCTTTCCAATCGACGTAAACGTTATACTGACCCTCTACATCACCGTTGCGCAAGAGCGCCGGGATGACGACGGTCCGCAGCTTCGCCTTGTTGATGTAATGGGTCAGCAACGACATCTCGCCATGCGGAATCTCGCCGTCCATCGTCGTGACGTCGAGGTATCGACCATTCTGGGGGAAAATCTGGTTGGTGAACCGTGTTACCCGCGCCTCGATCGCATCATGCACGATCGGCACGAATATCTTCGAATTCCCTGCATAATACTGCTTGGCGCTGAGCTTGCAGTTGTAGATGTCCCAATAGTCCAGCTGGTCGTTCGCACGATCGTTCTGCGACTCCCAGCCCCGCTCAATCTCGGTGTACATCTCAAGCAAGTCGGTGTGCACATCGTCGTCTTCGCTCAGCTCTACCTTGCGGTCCTCCGTCGTCAGCGGAGCTTCCAAATCTTCATCTGCGTCGGTCCTGGGACTCGGCTTTTTCGCTGCCTTGGCCATCTCACTGCCGCCTTATGCTGTGCAAGCTCGTCGTCGCCTCATTATACCATTGATCCTTGCTCGGGGCAGGTGCCTCCGCGGTAGCGAGAATTGTCTTGTAAGTGCGACCCTGCGCGTCCACGGCGGTACGCGCCTCCTGAGCATTGTCGTCGACAGCGTGCATCGCCGCGACGAACGACTCAAGCCCCTCCATGAGGACCCGGTAGGCGTTCTCAACCGGCTCGTTGCCGAGCTGCCCCCGCTTGTCTACCTCCCAGGCGTAGCCACCGGCGAGTCCGTTGAGGGTCCAGCGAGCGGTGCGGGTGACAACGAGCAAGGGTTGCTCGCGCTTGCGCTGCTGCAGGAGCTGTCGTATCGCGTCGCGTCCACGCAGGATGTCGCCGCCCGATCGGGGGTCTTGCTGTAAGGCGCGTACAGCAACACGCAGCCCCACAATATCATAAGTCCCAGGACGAGCTGGGGGACAGACGAGTTTAACCCGCTCCCCCGCCTCCAGTCGGGCTTCTCGGACGACATCGCTTAGGGTCTCCCCGGGCGGGCCTTCGCGCAACCAATCGGCATGAACAGACAGCTGGCCACTGTGCAGCTGCAGCAATATGGCCGCAGTGTATTGGTTGGTCGCGTTGACGGCAAGCCACCAGGGAGAACCCGGAAAACGAAGGAGCTGTTCTGCGACATGGTCCCTGCTGATGTCGTACACCGGCAGGCCAGGCCGCATCATGAGGGCATAGGCAAGGGCGTTGGGGAAATCTTTGCGCCCGGTAGGAAAGGACAGCAGCTGGCCGCGAGCTTCCTCAGACACATCAACGAACTCAACAGCTCCGCTTTTAAAGAATGGTTGGAGGCCTCTGATGAAGCCATCTTTTCCACGAGGTGGTGTAAGTCGTCGTAGAGGCAGAAAAACTCGCCGCGTAAGCGCTTGGTGCCGCAGAGGCTGCATGATGAATTCCTCAAGGCCGGTCGCCTCCACGCCGATCTCGGTTGGCGAGAACTCGGCGTCGACCTTGAAGATGTCGTCCACTATCTGGTCCGGCAGCCACAGCTTGGCGTCGCCCCTCCAGACTACTAACCTCTGCCCAAGCCAGGAAAATACCGCAATGCCAGTCGTCGCTGACTGCACGCCCACAGTGCGGGCAGGATCGTATGACACGTAGACGTTCTGCCATGTCCTCACCTGGGGCACGGTCTTGGCGTCGCCGGCCTTGAAAATGTGGGCTTCGGGATTGTCCGCCTGGCACATATACTCGCATTCCCAGGCGTGGAGAAGCCCCAATCGCTGATACTCCTGGCGCTTCTGCGCGATGTCGTCGATCGAAAATTTCTCACCCCACAGCGACCGCCAGCGGCCCGGCGGCAAGTCGAACCGCTCAACCCCCTCATCGACCTGCTCCATGATGGGGAAGCGCAGGTGCTGCCAAGCCGGGTCTTTGGACACTTTGACGATGACCGCGTCCTCATCCAGCCGGTTCCCCATGAACCGTATCCGGTAGGCGATGTGACCGGCCTCCCCCTTCGCCAGCGCCGGAATGAACGTCCGGTAAAGCCACGTCAATTTCTCAGCCCGCGCCTCCGGCGTGCGCACGCTCTCCTCGTCCTCCAGGTCGTCGATCAGCGCAAAGTCTGGCCTGGCGTCGAGGTATCGCAAGCCGCGCATCGACTGACCGGCGCCGGCCGCCATGATGCACACGTCGTTCGCGAGCACGATCCTGCCGGCGCCCCACTGCGCACCCTCCATTTTCCCGAACAGCTGGTTGATACCGTCGTTGACGATGAACTCGTTGGCGATCGCCTGCAGCCGCTCGCGGGCCCGGGGCACGCTGGCGCCGAGCACGACACCGAACTTGAACTCGCGGAACAGGGCAGCGAGGACGAACGCCTCCTCGGCGACCGTCGATTTCGCCGCATCGCGGAAGCCCTCCACGACTATCTGCGGATGCGGCGAGTGGAAAGCGTCCTGGATGACGTGGTGAAACTGGGGAGTCTTGATAGGGTGCCGGTGCTTGAACAGCACCTCATGCGCAAGCCTGCGATTACGATAGAACTCGTAAACGAGGTGATCACGCTGCTCGTCGACGAACATGGGCATGGCTTAAAAATACTGGTCCTTGATCGAATTGTGCCACTCGCGGCCTGCCGACGGTGCAGCCACCAGGCGGTCCCAGACGGTCTGCGGCACATCATGATACGTGTAGGTATTGCCGCTTGTAAACGTGAGTGTCATGATCCCGAGCTCGTCGTCATAGGTCCCTCCGGAGATCATCGTCGACGCGAACTGGTTGGTCAGCAACGGCATAGGAGCGCTCCATGAAGCGAATCTGGTCCATCGAAGAACAGGTTATAGAAGACAACTCGACAAAGCTACGGCTCGAATTCACCTCCGTGCACTCAGAGGAGATGTCCGCCGGCAACGAGGCGCCGTCTAACGATGAGACGGTAATGCTTCGGCTCTACACGTCCGATCGCAATCGTGTCGCCATTTTCAAGCTGGAGCGCAACGGCCGTTTTATTCGGGCGGATATAGACACCCTGCAGCCAGCCGGGGGTCCTGACCCGGAAACCGGAGAGATGAGCACTCTTGGCGAACCTCAGTCTCGTGACGACCAGGCGCACGAGCTGGCGAAATCCTGCGGTGCAGGGGAGGTACCGGCGCCAGGACCGTCAGCAGCTCTTGTGCAGCCGTACCTGGGAGAGTAAAAAGACCCGTCGCAGGACATGACTACCCTACATACTGCCCGCCCAGGGCAATTGACTGCCCGCCGTTTTGGCGGGCTTATTTTTCGTCGGGCAGGGCAGGCAGGATCGGTCCGGAACGCCATTTGATGTAGGCGTGGATGTTGTCGAGCACGCCCTCGCGGCACTCGGAAACGAAATTGACGGCCGTCAGACAGCGCTGGCAGACGAGCATGGGTGTCATCGGGTCGACAGGGGCGTTGTGGTCCATCACCAGATTGCCGTGCCGCGAACATAGAGGGCAGCGGCCGATCTTTTTGCCCGTGCCGCGGCCGCCCTGGGCGCAGGCGTGGCAGGTCGAGCGCAGCGTGCCGGTAGGACCCTGGGCAAAGTGCATGCGATCATTGGGATATTTGGTGTTGCACTTGGTGCAAGGCTTCTCGGGCATGCGTCTGTTTCGGATGTAATCGGCCCATTGCTGCTTGTGGGCAGCGATCTCAGCCGGGGACATCGTGTTATAGTTGGGCTTCTTCATTTCTAGGTGCTCCTGGTTGTGTTTACTGAACCGTATAGTTGGTTTTAGGCATAGTGTCAAGTCGTGTTTTACAGTTTATTATTTGGTCTAGGTATCTGTTTACCTGGGAAAAATGTGTCTTTTGGGCAACAGGTTCATAACAGGATAACACTACGTGCGACGGTCTGGTTATATAGTGTGGTGCGTGGAGAAAATATTACCCGGTAAAAATTTTTTAGTGTGAGTTTCTGTATATCAGGCTTCAAAATCCGCGGCGGGGGGACCGGGCCGCCGGATACCCGAGTTTAGGTATTGTAGTACCTAAAAGAGGGTCCGCGGCGTTAGCAGCGCCGTTGATAAACGCTGCGCATCTTATTGAGATCACTAGGTTTTCTGGGTCCTGCGCTCGGAGGGCAGGGCTATCGGCGTTAACTAATAAGGTAAACCTACGAAAACATTGTGTTCTACTTGGTTGCGGGCAAGTGCAACACATTGAAAAGATTAAAGAATTTTTTTATATAATACAATAATACTAAATTCTAATTACTTAATATAATAATAGTAAACACATTTTTTTATAAAATGAATTTTTCAGTTTCCACACAACATAAAAAGCAACTCCCTCTATACATTGATTTCTGGGCTATTTGTCGTTATTAGTTATTTAGTAGAACCTTTTCAGACACTTGCAACAGAATACTAACCGTAACAAGTCGTTATTAGTATATTAGTAGAACATTTTCAACAGCTTAACCAAGTCCGATCACCTAAACCTTTGCTGCACTTGCAACGAAATCAATGGTTTGCTATTTTTCCTCCGTTAAAGACGGAGATCGAAATCCATGAACTGTATCGACGAACAGCGTGCGGAGTGCGAAGCAAAAAAAGCGCGAAAAACCGTGTTTAGCGAGGTGTTTGTAGGCATTTCCGTGCAGCATCCAGTAACAGAACACGACGTCCACATGGCCGCTCGGTTCGGCCGTCCACTGCGCCAGAAGCGCACCGGTGCGATCGTCAAATTTATCCCGCTCGACCAGCTACGCCACCGGATCAAACTTGGTCCGCGCCTGCTTAGCGCCTGGCAACGGTCACAGATGCGCGGAAAGCCAGCTGCCTGGTGGCTAGGACGCTGGCATCGCGTTTAACGCACCAGCGACCGCCTATCGAAGCCCTGAAGGCATCCTGGAGAAAACGAAAAACCGGCCGAAAGAGGCACTGCCCTCCCGGCCGGTTATTTGTGGTAGTCAAGTAGTGAAACCCTCCGCATCGATCAGCGTCGTTTGCGTTCCGGATCGCAAGGCAGGACATCCACTCGGATGCGCCCACCCATCATGCCGGTTCGCCAGCTTTTGTTGGTGTAGGCTTTTTTGGCCAACTCGGTTATGACGTAGTCCACGTCGATCTCAAGCGTCGCGTTGACCTCAACCTGCACCCACCGGTGCGGCTGTGGATCACTGAACGTCTTTGGCTTGTCCGGGTCACGTTCCCAGACGCTTATTCGCAGACGGCGGTGGAACACACGTTCGCCAATTCCAACGAGGTTTGCCATGATCAACCTCGCGTCGGTTTGAAGGGTTGCGCCAGAAACGAGGACATGTCGTCAGCGTCCTTGCGCTCCTTCGGTGCCGGCGTCTTGGCTGCGACAGCTGCAAGCAGCTGCCCGTCACTCATTTCGTTGAGGATGAGCATCGCCTTCTCTTTGAGCGCGGCGCCGCCGCCCGACCCGTCGATGACTGATGAGCCGAACCGCGTGACGAGCTCTGGCGTGTTGCCGCCATTGCGCACCGACCGGTTATGGTCGGCCCACCTGGTGACACCCTGCATCGCCGACCACGCGGTGCCGGGTTCCAGCCCTTCCCGTCGCACACCTACCTGGTAGGCACCTACAAGTTCGGAGAACTTGTTTTGTGCCCGTTTCGAGATGTCGCCTTGTTTGGCCTTCAGGTCGATATCAAGCGTCAGCTTGAAAAAGGCCGACACCTGCTCTTGGCTCAAGTGCTGCTTTGCCATTGCATCGCCCAACGCCTTGAAGCGATCGAACGACTGCGCCAGTTTTGCCAGCTCCTTGCCGACGGCGTCGGCGTTGAATTTGGTGTTGTGGCGAGTGCGGATCATGCCGCCTTCCCTTTCACCAATCGCCGCCTCTATCGTGTTCTGACAGACTGCCCGGGTCACGCATGCCCGGTTGATCGTCGAACCCGACCCGTCGAACGTGGTCGTCATGAGCAGACGCCGGGTGTGCTTTTCACCCGCGACCGTGCCCGACCCGTTGCCGTCGTCGTAGACGGCTGTGGCCCAGATCATGGCGCCGCCCCACATCGTGCCGGCAACGTCAAGCTTGAACCGCGGGTCGACGCCCAC